TCAGGAGCATTTCTGATTAACGCCACCGTTAAGAATCCACCCTTCAACAGCTTCACGAAGGTATGATTTGGGGTGGGTTCTGACTGGCTTCGGAAATCCGTGCCGTTTGGTATAGTTCCAGATTGTCTGACGTGATGAAACACCGAGCTTGTTCATCACTTCTTTCTCAGGAATCAGGCTGGTATCGGTCATCTTAATTCTCCAGGCAAAAAGAAACCGCCATCAGGCGGCTTGGTGTTCTTTCAGTTCTTCAATTCGAATATTGGTTACGTCTGCATGTGCTATCTGCGCCCACAGCATCCAGTGGTCATAGCAGTCGCTGATGTTCTCGGCTTCGATAACTCTGTTGAATGGTTCTCCATTCCATTCACCTGTGACTCGGAAGTGCATTTATCATCTCCATAAAACAAAACTCGCCGTAGCGAGTTCAGATAAAAGAAATCCCCGCGAGTTCGAGGATTGTTATTCACCTTTGACGGCAAGTTGCAGGTTAGCCACGGTTAACCTCCTGCGGCGGTTCTGGTAGTGGCATCCAGTGGGTTACACCGCCAATTGGTTCATCGTCGTCGTACTCCAATGCGGCTATATAGAACCCGTCACGACGAGAATAAGAAATCCCGGACATTACAATGCCATCCGAAACAACAATAATGTCACCCGTTTCTTCCGGCATTCGCTCACTACAGCTTATCCAACCATCCGGAGTTACCGGAGTTGGTCCATCGAATTCGGGCATGTCAGGACCTTTTCTGATAGCTTTAGCCAGCTCCAGCGGGTCATCGTAAAGCCAGTCGCCAGTTTGTGGGTGATTTGCTTCTGCAAGCTGCGCAGCCCATTCAAGACCATCTTTTTGACCTTGGAGATAATCAAGCGGCAACTCTTCATGATTACTTACAGGTTGGCTACCCTGAAGCATGGCAGCGTGGCAGGCATACTCAACACCCTTAACTGCATCTGCGCAGTAGTTATAGCGATTGCATTCCACTAATTTCCGTTTGAGTTTTTCAATTGCCTGCGCGACATCAGCCTGTATTACAGGAACTGGCGGAACGGCTGTTTGCTCTCGAACGTCATTAGTCGCTATCGGTTCTGCTGCCAACTGACTGGCATATTTGTTAATGGTAACGATAAGCTCTTGCTCAGCCTCATCCAGACAATCACCGATACCTCGCCTGTCACCGTCAAAATCATCGAAATCGGCACGAATCTTGGCAACCTTCAGGATTGCGGACAACACCTCACTAGGAATTACCGGATAGTTGGTTGACGTTTCCGCGATTTCCCGAAAATTATTGGTTGACGAATTCTTATTTTCCCGAAAGTTTCCGGACTGAAGCATGGCGGCGCGGCAGGCGTTCCAGCCTCTTACCTCTGCAATAGCGGCAACCGCATCAACCGCGTACATGCTAAGAGGATTAGGAATTGGTTTTTCTTCCGGTACTACTGGCGCTGGAGGGGCGGCGTAAATGCCCTCTATCACTAAATGTTTGCGCTCAAAATCATCTGGCTCTCGATGATATACGTAACTCCAGTCACCAAGGTTATCATTGCGCCTGCAACGGAAACCTATCGGCTCTGCTTCCAGCGATGCCAGCGCAATTTCATAAGCCCGGCGTTCAATATTGTCTCGAACGTCCAGGCTGCTGATACGCTCTTTGATTTCTTTAATCAGTTCTTTGTCGGTGAAAGTGGTCATATCACTCTCCTTTAATGCGAATGCCAGCGGCGCGTGGCACATTAACTTCCACGATGCGCACAGTTGGTTTGTACATCTCAATCGCTGTCAGCCAGTCAGCTCCTGTCATGCGCTTTTCCGCATCGCCATTAGTCCACTGAACCGGTACACCAATAGCCTTCATAGCGATTTCTATTTCCCCGGCAATGGCGCTTTTTCCGCAACCAGTAAAACCAGATACAACGACCAGAACTTCACCTTTGGCTGGTTTTATTTCCCGCGCTTCCAGTTCAGCAATGCGCTTACTCCCATCCCAGATAACGCCCTCGTAATACTCACGCTGCTCGTTGAGTTTTGATTTTGCCAACTCCAGTTGTTTTGTTAGTTCCGCAATACGGCAAACATCGTTGATACGCGTTTCCTCTAATGCGTTGATCTCATCCAGTAGTGCCAGCACGGTTTCTGGTCCGGCCAGAAATTTGAAGGCGTTGAGGGCATCAATATCAACACCGCTATCTTTAAGTTCCTGTTCGCTTATCAGATCATCATCAACTGGCAACATTAACAGGCGTTCCATTGCCGGAATTGCACGCTCTGCCGCCTCACGCAGTGCCTGGTAATTAATTTCGCTCACTGGTTGCCTCCTTTGCTCGCTGATTCCACTCAGCTCTAACCTCTGAATAAAAAATCGCGCAGTCATTTCCAGGCGCTGCATATTTGCTACCAGATTGAGCGCGACACGTACCGCATCGAACGAAATAGAATCTACCGCCAGAGCCATATTCAGGGTGATCTGCTTCACTGGCAACGTGCGCTGCGCCGCCACAGAATGGACATGGTAGTAGGTTGCTCATGACTGCACTCCTTTGCGAAGCTGGGCGGCTAACTCGTCACATATGTGCGTCAAGGAGCAAAGTTTGATTGATGGATGTTCGCGCATCATCTCAACCCCCTGCGCCCGCACTTCAGCAAGGAAAGCATCGGTGGCTGGGGTTTTAACACGGATGCTGTCGCGCAAGATGAAAAATGCATCAAGCATTCCAACCTCCGGCACTTCATCCTGATGCTTCTCATACGCATCAAGAGCCTTCATCATCTCAGGTCCGAACGGTTGAGGGTGTGCTGTCTTCAGCCCAGCATTCTCCGCTGCCAGCACCGAGCACTTGGCTTCAAGGTTGTCAATCGTTATTCCAGCAGAACGACACTCACGCAACGCCGTTTCCAGTTTTGATTCAAGCTCACCAAATTTACGCACCAGATATTCAGCGTTTGTTTCGTTAACCTTTAAATCACTTGGGATGCATTTACCTTTCAGAAATCCATCCATCTCAATTAGTGTCATTTGTTTCATTTCTTCCCACTCCGCCACATCGCATTCAGATATTTGTTTTGATTCACTGATGTAAAAGAATTTCTCTTAAGCAATTCCTCTCTCGATGGCATTGGCTTTACGCGTTGGCGAATAATCATTTCTGCCGGAAGAATGCCGGGATTGTATGCAAGTCCTCTCATGGTAAATTCCTCAGTCATTACTGATAGCGCCATAGCGTGAGCGGTAATTACGCAGGCGCGGGTCGATATATTCAGGGAAGTGGGTATATGTGGCTTTGCGGAATGGTCGGATTGATGTCTGGTAAATTCGCTCGCGTTCTTCTTTCTCTGCAAGCCATACGCAGTGGCGAAATTCCTTTTCCTCTTTTGTTTCCTGCGGTAGCGACATTATCCGGTCGTAGTTTTTCCTGAATTTATCCAGCACCTCCGATACGGAATTGCCGGAACAGCGGCGCGGGTCATCCGCACCATACAGAGGCGCTGGCATAATGGGAGCCTTATTTTCAATAATCAGAAAGGAGGGTAATCGTTCTGGCTGTAACCATAATCATCTGCATGATTCTGGCTTACGTTTTTAGAGCGATTGTCTTTATCTTTGAGGCTGGCAACCATGTTGGCGATAGTTTCTGGTTGCTTGCCTTCCGCCTTTTCTTTAAGGGTTTGACCTGTTTGTGCAATAAACGGGATGCGTATTTCCATCTGGTAGCTGTCTGCGCCAGTCTTTTTGTTTGTGGTTAATACTTTCTGGAGCACTAACCCGATTTTCTTTCCATGAAACTCAGGAGCAACAAATTTACTGGCGGAAACCATATGTTGCGTTAATTGTCCAATCCCGGCACACCCCATCATGGCGTGAACGACATTTGCGCCAAATTTGTTTTCCGTTCCGTCATTTTTCTGAACACAGACGCTAAGATATTGGATTTTACGTCCGTCGTCAGATTCGCCAGAAAACTCAATAAATTTGGCTCCTTTTTCTGATTGCTTTAGTTCTGCTTCAGTAATGGTAATGATATGAGCACCAGTTTCGTTAATAAAACCACCTTGCCCTGCGGTCAGTGCTGCTTCTTCGTTATAAGTAAAAATCACGTTGCTCATGCGGCGTTTTCCTTAATTTGATGAACATTATTGATGCCGTAGTAATCACAAACAGTGGCATCGACGAAAGAGAGATCGTTATCAATCTCATTAGAATCAAACATTCCCATTGGGGATTTAACAGTGTCTGCACCGTTGTTTTTCGTGGTGAAAAAGAACTGGTCATCGCGGGTAAGGGTGCGAAGAACTATAGTAAACATGCCTTCGACAGTGATTTTCTCGTCCAGCATTTTGCCGATAGTCTTCATTTTCACACGCCCCATAGGGGTTTCTTCGGTGTGCGCAAGAAAATAGACTCTCAGGTCATCAGGTGCATCCTGTGCAGCCTTAATCACCTCCCATGCGTGGCGGCCTATCTCAGTGAATTTATCAAACGATTTTTCTTCTGAGCGGCGCATAAACTCATTGCTCATCACATACTGGAAGTCATCAACAATAACGATTCTTTTCCCGTATTCGTGAGCACGCTTAATTACGGCAACTATTACGTCCCATTTGTCAGTGGTAACTACGGTTCCTTTTTTTGCTCTGGCATCCCATGCCAGCCAGTCTTTTGATTTAAATGGAAGCGGCTTGCCTATTGGTTTTATAAGTATTGCTTCCTCTGGATTGATATTTCTCATGCTGGTTGATTTTCCGGTGCCAGATTCACCGAGTATTAATGTCGCAGTTCCCATAATTTGCCTCAGAATGGTAATTCGGATGGGGAGGAAAGAAACTCACGCTCATTCATGCGCTCTCTTTGTGCCTGCCATAAGCAAAGTTGTTTCTTTGATTTATCTCCCGCTTTACGCCAGTAACGAGCCTCAGCAATGTGATATTCTCTTTTTAATCGACTTAACTCTGGAGTTTTCGCCAGTTCTACCGGAATCATTTTGACCTCCATTTTCTGTAGGCTTCTACGGCCTCACGAAACATCTTTTCATCGCCAATAAAAGTGGCGATAGTGAATTTAGTCTGAATAGCCATAAGTGTTTTATCCATTTTTTGGAACTCCTGGCTGATTAAGTACGTCGATAAGGCGTTTCCATCCGTCACGTAATTTACGGGTGATTCGTTCAAGTAAAGATTCGGAAGGGCAGCCAGCAA